TCAAAGCACATGCCGCAGCACGAGGCGCTGCAAGGGTAGTCGCCGTGGTGGGACGAGAACTCTTCGAGTCAGCACCGGGCGCCACATGGATGCTGGACCGTAGTCTTTGGCGATGCGCCGATGATTGCGGACGTCGGCGCGAACCCGCGCTACCAAAGCCTCGTCGAGCCTGGCTTTGGGGTGTCTGCTTCCGCGCGGCGGGTTGTCTCGGCGCTTGTTGCGCATGTCCCGAAGGTTCTCCGCCTGCGTACCGACGAAGAGATGCTGCGGGTTGACGCAACCGGGGTTGTCGCAGCGATGACACACCACCAGCCCGGGAGAAAGGACACCAAAGACCAGGCGATAGGCGATGCGATGCGCCAATTGGATGCGCCCGTCGTCATCGGCGATCTTGCCGTAGCCTCCGTCCTTGGTCGATGCGAGCCATTGCCAGCATTCATGCGGGGCGCGCACCTCGACCTTTTCCCAGAAGCGCTCTGCAAGCGGTCGGTGCTTGCGGCTCCACGACCGCACAGTCTCGTCCGACCGCCCCATCACCGCAGCCCCTTTTCCAGGGTGCGATTCAGGAACCAGTAGTTCAGGATGCCTGCGAGCAAGGCCTGATCTGCCTCCGACCAAGCTGCGAGCAACGCCGGCCCGAACCCCACGTCCGACTGAACCGAGCCGACGAAGGTCGAGAGCTTCACCCCGGCATACATCAGCACGAAGAGGTAGGTGACCACGGGCCTGACCGTGGTGGACAGCGCATCGGCCCACTTCACGCCCGAGGTTCGGCCCTGCGCCGCAACCGCCTCGCGCAAGGCCTCGATGGCCCCGGTGTTCCACGCGGCATCTGCACTCGCGCCGATCTCGGCCATGCGGCTTGCCCCGCGCAGTTTCTCGAACTCCAAGGCCTTGTCCTGCATGGCGAGTTCGTGACTGCGCTCGCCCTTGCGGTCCAGCCACTTGAGGATCTCCGGCGCGAGACGGAAGGCCCCGCCGAGGAGGCCGCCGAGCAGGGTCTCGATCATTGGCCACCTCCCATCAGCTTCAGCTTGATGGCGGCCCCGACCAGCAGTGCGGCGAGGATGGCGGTCGTCAGCAACTTGATGGTGGTCTGCCACGCCGTACGGCGTGCGTCACGCCACGCCTCCAGCAGATCGCGCAGTTCGCGGATGTCGCGGGCGGCGTGGCCGTTCTCCAGGCCGAGGTGGGCGAGTACACGCTCGGCTCCGCGCTCGGCGGCGCGGTCGAGCAGGTCGTCGAAGTCCTCGCGGCGCAGGAGCAGCATGTTCTCGACGAGGGCGGGGGCTTGGGTCGGTTCAGTCATGGGCAGTCTCCAAAAACGACGAACCCGCCACGCGGGCGGGTTCGGGGGTGACGGATCGGGGTGCGGGGTCAGACGGGAACGCCGGCGCTCCAGCCAGAGGATTTGTAGACGGCGAGCCTGTCCTCGGCGGCAATAAAGGCGAGCCAGCCGACCTTCGGCACGTGGTACTCCCAGGCGCCTGCGATCCACACGGCGATCTGGTCGGTCCTGCCGGCCCAGGCGCCGGTGGCACCAGCCGGCACGATGTAGCGATCCCCTTCGGCGGGGCTGGCAGGCGGCGTGGTCGTGGTGCGGCTCGTCACCGACAGGCCCACGACGGCGCCCAGGCGCTTCAGGTTCGCGTCCATCCCGGTGTGCCAGCCGGACTCGCCCAGCGTCCAGCCGTAGGCGAGGCCCAGGTTCGGATCGGTCAATGGCATCGGTTCATCTCCTCAAGGTGTCGCAAGACTCGGCAGTGGCCCCGAAGCCGTGCTGCGCGTGCGGCGGTGGTGCTGGTTCGGGTGCTGCCGCCAGTGGCGCCCGACGAGGGGCAGGTGCAGCACGCTGCCCTGCCTGGCCACGAGGCGGGTGAGGAGCCAGTCGGCGCCGGCGTCGAGATCGGTGATGCGAGGAAGCACCGGCTCGACGGCGCTTCGGCGCATCACGATCAGGCCGTGGACGTGGCTGGCCGAATGGGCGTGTTGGAAGGCGCTGTAGGCCAGTCGCCGCACGCCGAGGCTGTCGCCGTGCTCGTCGATCAGTGCCTCGTCGGTGTAGGCGAGCACCGCCGAGGGACAGGCATCGAGCGCATCGGCCAGGTGCGCGAAGGCGTGGGCCTCGTAGCGGTCGTCGGGATCGACGAAGGACACGAGCGGCAAGGTCCCTCGCGCGAAGCCCGCCGCGCGGGCCCTCCCGACACACCCCGGGATGCCGGGCAGCAGGTGCAGGCGGATCGGCGCGCCGGCGAGGCTCGCCAGGCATTCCTGGCGCCACTCGGCGGGCTCGTCGAGGGTGAGCAGGTGCACGTCGATCCTGGGTTCCATCACACGCCACCCCAGTGCTGCCCCCAGCGCAAGCCGTAGCCCGCGCGCTCGACGGTGCGCACTTGCGCCTGCCAGCTCGCCAGCCCGTCGCGCTCGGCCTCGATCTCGAGGGTGACGGTATCTCCCGCGATGCCGGCCTCCAGCGCGGCGCTGGCCACGTCCCAGGTCCAGGTGTTGCCGGTGAGGCCGGTCTCGCTGCGCACGAGGGTGCCGTTGCGGTCTCTGATGCGCACGGTGTAGGTCGTGCCCGGCTCGGGGCCGATGTCGCCCTCGTCCTGGCGCACGAGATAGGCGGTCTGCTGGGTGCGGTCGCGGTGTGCCCAGGTGAGGGTGAGGTCGCCGGCGACCACGGCGGGCTCGCGCTGGCCGTTGAGCCGCACTCGCCCCGGTGGGTACGGCCGCGCCTGGCGGCCCGCGAGCACGAGGGGCGCACCGTTGGCAGCCAGCACCGCATCCCCTTCGGCGCTGGCCGTGCGCGGGATGGCGGCGACGAAGACCGACTCGCCCGGCGCGCGCTCGATGGTCTCGGCGGCGAGCCACTCTCCAACGCCCACCAGCCGCGTGCCGGCCGCGTGGGCCTGCGGCGTGGTGTCGAGCACCCCGCGGGCGAGATCCACCGTGCCCGCGGTGGCATCGAAGGCGAGGATCGCCACCGCTTCGCGCGGGGCGCCGGCCGCATCGACCAGGTAGGCGTAGTCGCCGACCGCCAGGCGCTCGGGCTGGGCCAGGGCCGTCACCGGTACGGCCACGGCATCGGCTTCGGTGGCCGGCAGCGCCTGGCCGAGCGTGAGCAGGGGTGCGTAGTCCTCCGGGGCCACCGCCTCGAGCTCACTGCTCGCTGCTCCCGTGGCGAGCTGCCAGTTCAACTGCCCCGTGCCGCCCGCGCAGGCCAGGGCCCCCACGTAGGTGTCCGTGTCGGTGAGGGTGGCGAGATCGGCCCGCGACAGCCGCCGCGCGAGTTCCCAGTACGGCACCTCGACCGCCAGCACCAGGGCCGGCGGCAGCGCCTCCAGCGGCGGCTCCTCGAGGCGCGGCGGGGTGGGCGTGAGCACGGTCTGGCCCATGCCGAAGACGTCCTCCACGGCCTCGATGCGCCATTCGGTGGCGCCCAGCGTGCCGGTGTCGATGCCGGTCACGCGCACCACCATGCGCTCGATGCCCAGGCGTGGCCAATGCAGCAGGAACACCTCCCCCGGCAGGGGCGGACGCTCCAGGGCGCCGGGGACGATGGTCAAGGTCATGCGCGCCAGGGGCGAGCCGAGTGCGCGCAGGTCGCGCAGCGCCAGCCGCGCGGCCAGCGGCCCGTGGTTCACGCCCGGATAGTCGCGCCGCTGGTTGATCACCCCGCCTTGCAGTTGGATCGCGGCGAGGTTCTCCACCGTGACGGTGGACTCCTTGGCCGTCGCCCAGTCGGTGTAGACCACGGTGATCTCGTTGGGCAGTTCCCCCCACTGCGCGCGCTCGAAGCGCTCCACGCGCACGATCTCGTCGGGGCCCAGCACCGGCAGCCCGTCGATCCAGTAATCGTCGCGCAGGAGCTTGAGCTCGAAGGTGCCCTGCTCTGGGTCGAGGTAGAGGATGCCGCCGACGTGGTCGAGCACCTGGGCGATGAAGGACTCGATCGGCTGCTGGCGCGTCCAGACCAGGTTCAGGCCGAAGCCTTCGGCTTCGAGCGCCCAGGCCGCGTTCCAGAAGCTCGCGCCCAGCGTGCTCTGCGGATAGCCCATGCCCCAATGCGGGTCGGTGAGGCACTGCACCAGGATGTGGGCCGGGTTCATGCCGACGGTCACATAGGCCCCGGTGCCGGCATCCCAGGTCCGCACCTCGGCGTTCCAGGGCATCCAGGGTTCGCCGTGCCAGCCCGCCGTGAAGCGCCGCACCCGCACCGCCCAGGGCTTGAGGTAGGGGTTGTTCGCGGCGAACAGGATCTTGCGTGCCACGATCGACAACACCCCGCGGAACGCCGGGATCGCTGCGCCCAGGCGGCTCATCAGGTAGTCGTTGCGGCCTTGCGTCGCATCGCCGCTGAGCACATCCACCTCACCCACCACGCCGCCTTCGCGTTCGTCGCCGCCGAAGAGCGTGGGCTTGTGGATCGAGAGCCGCCCCAGCCCATGGCCGCTCGCCAGCGGCGCGCGGCTCGCATCGCCCCAGGCGCTGCGATCGCCGACCTGGATCTCCTGCACCGCATCCACCGGCCCCTGGCACAGCACCAGGTGCATGCCGATGCGGTAGCGGTAGCCGACGGTCTGCTTCTTGCGGCGGCCGCCCATCAGCGCGGCTCCTCATGGCAGGCCTGCGCGACCTCGACCACGCGTGCGGCCATCGCATCCCCGGTGGCGAGCAAGCTCGAGGCGGGCAGCCCCCGGGCGAGGAAGTCACGGAAGTCCAGGCCTTGGCGCGCGAACCAGGTGCGCGTGCCGTGCACGCACAGGCCTGCGGCGCGCACGTGGGCGATGGTGACGGTCACGTCCTTGCTCATTTCTTGCCGCCCTTCTTCTTGATCGGTTCGGCCTCCAGGTCGCCGTACCACACGACGTTCGCCCCGCGCAGCAGCACCGCGCCGAAGACGACCGGGATCGGTCGGCCCTCCTCGGCCGTGGGCGCGTCGAGGTCGGAGAGTTCGGCGGGTTTCGGGGCGGGCGGCTTGGGCGCGAGGGCGACGGAGACCAGCGCCGCCACGACGATGACGACCAGGTACCACATGGGAGGATCTGTGCGTTCAGAAGACGCCCGTCGAGAACGGGTTCTTCGTCGGAATGAAGGGGAAGCCGCCGTAGTTGGCGAGGTTGTCGAAGCGCGCGGCGCAGGTGGGCATGCTGTGATCGCAGCCGGCCACGAGCTCGACCGGCGTCTGCGGCGCAAGCCCCACCGGATAGAGCAGTTCCACGCCCGCATATGATTCGCTGACGATCATGTGGCGCGCGCCTGCCGGCGTCTGCAACCAGCCGCCGGCGAGCATGCCGGCCACCTCGGGCGGGAGGCTCGCCAGTTCCACCTGGCGGCCTTCGGAGCGGATCACTTCGGCGGTGGCCAGAATCGGCGTCGCCCCGCACGCGGCGGAATACAACACGTGCGAGCAGGCGCGGCTGTACAGGCGCCGCAGGCCGATGCGCTTCAAGCTCACCTGGGCGGACTCGCAGCGGATGCGCGCAGAGTCATCGGCCACCTCCACCCCGAGCACGCGGCCCATCCAGCGCGTGCCGGACAGCCACCAATAGTCGCCCCAGGCCTCACGTCGGGCGATCCGCAGTCGCACCGCGGTCGCCTCGCCGGTGAGGGTCGCCTGCAGCAGATGCCGCACGAGCGCGTGGTCGGGCGGCAGCTTCAACTCCAGCGCCGACTTGGCCGCCTCGGCCCCGAGCGCGAGCGCGCTGCGCTCGAGGGGGCAGCGCTCGTAGCGCTCCCCGCCGATCTCCACGTCGAACTCGTGCGGGGTGAGCCGGAAGCTGCCGCTCGTGCCCTCGAAGGCGTAGAGCTCGACCTCGAACAGGGGGCCCTCGCTCATGGTCAGGACGGGGTGTAGGTGATGCGATCGTTGCCGCGCGGCTCTGGCAGCCGGCGCAGGGTCAGGGGGATCTCGACCAGCTCGGGGGTGTGCCAGTACAGATCGACGGCGTCGTGGTCGAGCCGGCAACGTGCGAGGCGGATGGCCCGGCTTCCAGCGGGCACAGGCGCCTCGAGGCCGGAGCACAAGACCAGTACGCCGCCATCGTCGCTGTGGAATGTGGCGGTGAGCACGGCCTGGCGCGTGCCGTCGGGGTGCAGGATCAGCGCGGCGGCCGGTCGGTGCCAGAAGGCGGCGCCGGCCTCGGCGTCCACGCGCAAGTACCCGGCCTCGACCTCGGCCTCGGCCTGCACGCGCAGCACCGGGGCCAACCCGTCGGGCAGCCAACAGGCACCGAGCCGCCCTTGGGCGCGGTACAGCCGCGCGCGCCAGCGGACGATGTCTTCGCGCCCGGCCGCCAGAAACCGGCGCTGGAAGGTCGTCGTCGGCCACGGGTCGTCACGGCGGACCCAGGGGTCGGCCGGGGAGAGGTCCTGCCGCGTGACCACGCCATCCGCCGTATGGGTGGGGTCGTCGCGCCAGTTGCCATCGGGCCAGACGGGCAGGCCGTCGAGCCAGAGATCGTCGAGCCGCCCTTCGTCGGGCAGCGGCTCGAAGGCCACCTGCGCGGTGACGCTGCCCGCATCGAGGCCGGGCACCCACTGCGCGAACTCGGCCGGCTCCACCGCGAGGCCCTCGACCAGGGGCAGGACGGTCGTGCCCGCGGGGACCGCCCGTGCCAGCGGCTCGGTGAGCCACAGCCGCTCGGGCTCCACCTCGGTGAGCGCCAGCACCTGCCAGCCCGTCTGCGTGAACACGATGGCGCGCAACGGCGCGTCCTCGCGCTGCAGCCCGCCCTCTTCCAGCCGGTAGGAAGCAGGCGCGAAACCGTGGCCGGCTGGTGCAAGGATGTCCAGCGCGAAGGCCCCGGTCTCAGCGGCAGCACCCAGCCGCACCGCATGTTGCGGCAGCGGCCACCACGCAGTCCTGCCCAGATGGTCGGCCAGCCATTCGGCCGCCAGCGCGTCGCTCGCGCGCCCGTGGCCCACGTGGTAGGTCAGGAAGCGCCGCGGCACGCGCCGCAGCCCTTGCCGCGCCTCGTTGCCCGAGGCGAGCCGCACTACGCCGGTCGCCCATTGCAGGCGCTCGATGAGGGGCTCGGCCCAGTCGTGACGGAAGGCGAACACCCCGCGTGGAGCCTCGGGCCAGGGCGCTTCGCCGAAGGCCTCCATCGCTTCTGCGACCATCGCCGCCGCGGCGGTATCACGGCGCAACACCTCGACGAGCAAGGCGGCGGCGTGCAGCGGCGGCGCGGGCTCGGCCAGCGTCTCGGCCCACAGCGTCGAGAGGTGGGGGATCGGCAGCGGCTGGGCCGAGGTCTCGGCCAGTGCCGTGGCGGCGAGAACCCCGAAGGTCGCGCGCGAGATCGCCTCGGCACGCTGTTCGACCACCTGCGCCATCGCAGCGGGTTGGGCGGCGGCCTCTGCAAGAGCCTCGGTCAACACACGCTCGGTCATGCCGACTCCAGCCCGAACTCGGCGGCGTTGAAGGCGCCTTCCGTCCACGGCACGTTGCCGTTCGGGTTGCGCTCGAACAGCGCCGTGTGCCAGGCCAGTTGCTCTTGCAGATGGATGTCGGCGCTCACCGCCGTCTGCGCACCGCTCGCCACGAGCCCACGCACGCGGCCGCTGCCCGCATCCGTCTTGCGCGCGAGCAGGGTCACCTGCACGCCGTGGATCGCCGGGGTGGTCATCACGGGCAGCGCCTCGACGTCGAAGGTCTGGCGCAGGCCCGCCGTGGCCGCGCGCAGCGCCGTCGTCTCATCGCCGTCGCTCACCGCGGCCCAAGCGGGCAGTCCCGTGGGCTCGACCGTCCATTGGTTCAGCACCCCAGGCGCTTGCGGCTTCAGCGCATCGACCCGCACGTCGCCGAGGAAGGTGTTGTTGATCGTGCCCGAGGTGTCGGCGAGATAGAGGTCGTCCACGTCGACCGTGACCGGGCAGGGCTGACCCGGCACGCTGCCTGCGAAGGCGGTGAGCAGCGGCCCGCCGCCCTGGGTCGTGTTCTGCGCCGACAGGGTGATCGCGAGCACGCCGTTGAGGCGCACGTTCACCGTGCCGTTGCTCGTCCCCTGCACGACCTGCAGTTCGACGTAGTGCCAGCCGCGCGCCGGGGCCGTGGTGACCGAGGTCGAGATCGGCTGGTCGTATCCGTACTGCCGGCGGTAGAGCTTGAGCCGCCCGTCCTCGCCGATGCGCACGAGGTGCGCCACCTGCGCGGTGGTGTCGCGCACGCCGAGCAGCACCGGCTCCTCGCCGGTGTTCTCGAACGGCGCCACGCGCAGTGCCGCGCCCACGATGAGGCTGGTGCGCCCGGCCTCCAGGTTCTTCACATACCCGCCGCCGGCGCCTGCGGGCAGGCGCAAGGCGTAGGACGAGGGTCGCCGGCCGGGGATGCGCGTGGCCTGAGGCGACAGGTACGCCGCCTTGCCGCGCGCGAGCCACGGGTCGCCGAAGGGATCCAGCGCCTGCGGGTCGTAGTGATCGAAGCCGTCGATGAAGATCAAGGCCATGGCTTACCCCTGGAGCGCCGCGCGCACCGCGCGCGCGTTGCGCCCGATGATGTTGAGGATCACCCGCTCGCCGGCGGGGGTCTGCAGGTGGTCGTGGGTGACGCCCGGGTCGATGGCGTTGACGATGCGCACGGCCTGATGCACCTGCGGCGCGGCCGGCTGCACCTGGACCTGGGGCACGAGTCCCCCGGCGGCCAGGGCCAGACGCCGCCCGTCCCACACCGGCGGGGCGGACAAATCGTTGAGGGCATCGAGGAAGGCCACGCCGACACGCCGGACCGCCGCCGCACGCACCACGTATTCGCCGGCCGACAGCCGCGCCGGGATCGAATCCGAGGTCGCCGTGCCGGGACCCGTGACGAAGCCGCCGGCCGCGAACTTCTTGATCCCGCCCAGCAAGGCCATGACGGCCGCCACCATCGCCGCCATCGCGGCGATGGCCAGCGCCGGCCCGGCGATGGGGATGGAGGCCTGCGAGGCCGCCGCGCCCGCGCCGGCCTGGGCCGCGTCCATCGACACCTTGGCGGTGGTCTCGGCAGACTTCTGCGCCACCGACTGGGCCGCCGCCGCTTGCTCGATCGCCTGCTCCTGCTGGAGGAAGCCGAGCTTGAGCGCGAGCATGCGCGCCTGCATCGCCACCCACTGCTGGAAGGGCTGGATCACCATCTGCTGCAGGAAGGCGTCGGCCACCTGGCGGAACAGGTTGGACAAGGCCTCACGAAAGCTTTGCGCACCGGTGACCATGCCCTGCAGGGCGTTGCCGAAGCCTTCGCCGATGCGGTTCCACAGCGGCGCGAGCTCATCGACGACGAGCCGCGTGCGCTCCAGTTCGTTGCGCCAGGCGGCCACGCGATTGACCGCATCCGGTCCGATCGCCTGCGCGGCCTGCTGCATCGCGGGCAGCAGGCGCTGCATCTCGGCCGCAGATTGCTGCTGCAAGGCGACGATCTGCCTGCGCGCCTGGGCTTCGGTGAGCAGCCCGGCCTGCTGCTGGATCTGGATCGCCTCCTGGGCATTGCGCAGCCGCTCGGTGACGAGCCGCCACTCCTGTTCCAGCCGGGCGAGGTTGGCCTGGGCGGCCTTCACGTCGATGAGCCGGTCGATCAGCGCCACGCCCGCGGCGTCGTTCTCGGCCGCCAGGCGTGCGCGAAGATCCCGGACGCTGCGCTCGATCGCGGCGCGCCGGTCTTCCGCCGTGTCGGTGCCGGTGAGCTGGGCGAGTTCCTCGCGCGCCTGGGCCAGGGCCTCGGCCAGTTCCCGCTCGGCCCGGGCGGCGGCGCGGGCGTTGGCCTGTTCGACGTCGGCGCGGCGGTGGTTGAGGACGATGAGGTCGGCCTCGAGCTTGGCGATCTCGGCTTTGGCGCGCAGTCGGTCCGATTCTGATGCGCGCGGGTTGGTCGCGACGGCTTGGCTAGCTGCGAGTGCCAGCCGGCGACGGGCGATCTCGGCGTCGAGTTCGCGCTGCTCCAGCGCAGTCTTGCGGCCGTGGTAGTCGCGCACCGACAGCAGCCGGTCTTCCAGTGCTTGATCGACCGCGCGCTGTTGGCGCTCGAGGCCGTCTTTGAGCAGGGCGAACTCGGCGTCCATCTGCGCCTTGCGCAGGGCCGCCAGGGCGCTGGCGGCCTCGCGGGCCTGGCCCGGAGCCGTGAGCCGTTGCAGCAGCGCCGGGTCGGCCTGGATGCGCGGCGCCTGGACCTCGATGGGCTTGGGGTCGAACAGGCTGTCCCGGAACTCGGCCAACTCGTCCAGACGCCGCACGAGGCTGCCCTTGAGTTCGGCGATGATGGCCTTGGCCCCGGCGGTGTTGCCGCGCAGGGCCTCGACCGCCGCCGCGACACCAGCGCCGATCGCCTCGCCGAGTGCGACGAAGGCCTTGCCGACCGTGGCGGCACCCAGCGCCAGGGTCTTGAGCACCAGCACCACGCCGTCCAGGATCGCGCGCAGCGTGCCGCCCTGCTTGGCCGACTCGACCATGCCGCCGGCCATCTCGTTCAGGGCCGGCAGGAAGGCCTCGATCACCCGGTTGGCCAGACTCGTCGCAGCCAGCCGCAGCTTGGCCAGCGAGTCGTTGAACACCTCGGCCTGCGCCGCGGTGTCGCCGCCGATCTGCACGCCGAGCGCTTCCATCTCGCCGGTCAATGCCGCGATGCCTTCGCGTCCCTGGTTCAGGAAGGGGATGAGCTCCGCGCCGCTCTTGCCGAAGAGCTGCACCGCCAGCGCCGACTTCTGCGCCCCGTCGGGCATGGCCTGGAAACGGTCGGCCAGATCGAGCAGCACCGCATCGGTCGCGCGCAGCGTGCCGTCCTGGTTCTTGAACTCCACGCCCAGCGCTTTGAGGCGCCGGGCGGACTCCTCCGAGCCCGTGGCCGCCTCGAACATCGTGGTGGCGAGCTTCTTGAGCCCGGTCTCGAAGGTCTGCGCCGAGACCCCGGACAGTTCCGCCGCCGGCACCAGGGTGGACAGAGCCTCCACCGTGATGCCCACCCGCTGCGAGAGCTTGTTCAGCGCATCGGCCGACTCCAGCGCCGACCTGACCATCGCGGCCAAGCCCGCCGCCGACAAGGCCACGCCGAGCCCGGCCAGCACGCCGTTGACCCGGCGTGCGGCGTCGGCCAGGCCGCCGAGGTTGCGCTGGATCGAGCCGAAGGCCGCGCGTGTCTCGTCGACGGCGCGGATGAGGATCTGGGCTCGCTCGGTTGCCATTAGAGTTTGTCCAATTCACGCCCGATCGCGGCAGCGAGCTTGGGCAAGGCGCCTTGCACGCCTGCTGCGAGATCGAACCGGCGCTTCAGATCCACCCGCCGCACCAGCACGGCGATGGGGATCTCCTGGCCGCGCTGCAGGCGCTTGACGCCGCTGCGCTCGCGCTCGGCGCGCTTGAAGCGGTTGAGCTGTGCGGTGTTCTCCCGGATGTTCTCGGCCATCAGCAGCACGCGGCCGTTCTTCTCGACGAAGAAGGCGTTGCCCGAGCGCATCAGGCCGTCGATGACCTGACGGAAGCGCTTGGGGCCGATCCGTCCCGGCAGCAGCGGGATCAGCATCCGGCCCGCCACCGTGCCGCCATGCGTGTGAATACCGAGCCAGGGGATTCGACTTCCCACCCACAGGGCGGGCAGCCGTTCGGGCTTCTGGTCGAACACCTTGGCCTGCAGCGAGGCGACGAAGCTCGCACGCCGGACCTGGAAGGCGCTGCGCATCTGGGCGCGGGCGGCCTCGCGCACCTCGCGGCCGCCCGAGGCCATCCCTTTGGCGACGGCGGCATGGATCGCCCGCCGACGCTCCACGCTCCAGGCCGAGAGCCGCCTCGGATCGAGCAGTCCGGAGGTGGTGAGCGTCAGTTTCATGGCCGCACGTCCTCCCACAACTCGCGCTGCAGCCGCTCGATGGCCGCCCGGTCGCCCTGGGCCGCCACCGCGTGCAAGGCCAGCCGCAAGGCGTTCTGCCTACGTTCCAGCCGACCGTGGGCGGCCAGCAACCCGCGCACTTGCGCGAGCGTGTAGCCCATCACCTCGGCGGGGCGGTGACCGCAGGCGACGAGCCGGGCGACGGCATCGTCCCAGCCGGCAGGATCGGCGCCAGCCGCTCGCCCGAGCGCGCGATGCTCGGCGCCACCTGCCGCACGAAAAAATCCGCGTTCACCTCGAACACGGCGGCGGCCAGGGTGACGGCCTCGTCGAGCGCCAGCCCCTCGATCCAGGCGCGGTCGCGCCGGGTGGCGAGCGCGAGCAGCTCCAGCACCGCCTCGCCGTGCCGGGCGAGCAGCGCGAGCCAATCCGGCTCGGCCGAGAGATCGGCGGCGATGGGCCGCACCGCGGCGAGGATCCGGGGTAACTCGCCCAGCCGGATCGGCGTGAGTTCCAGCGCGGTGCCGGCCACCGTGACCACCTGGGGCACGGGCGGGAAGGTCTGGAAGTCGGTATTGCTATCGGTCATCGCCATCCCCTTACAAGAGCACCAGGCGGCCGAACTGGCCGAGCTCGCCGTCGGTGGGTTTGGAGAGGTCCGCCAGCACCTGGCCGGAGAGTTCGAACTTCAGCAGTTCGTCGGTGATGATCGAAAGCTCCTTGGCCGGGTTGATCGCCACGCGATAGAGGTCGATCACCACCTCGCGGTTGGCGTCGGCGGTGTTCAGGCCCTCGAAGCGGATCCAGCGCTCGGGCAGCGGCCGGGTGAACATCGCCGTGCTCTGCGCGGCACCAAAGGCGTAATCCACGGTGAAGGGCTCGACATAGGGGCCGCCGGTCGTGGCGTCGAGGATCAGCACCGAGCCGTGCCGGGCGTGCACCTGGTACTGCGTCGCCGGCAGGGGCTTGGGCGGGCTGCTGCCGTCCTGGATCTGCACCGCCGAGACGTTCTGGTGTGCGAGCGGATAGAGGTGGCCCGCGGTCACCGGGTTGGGCAGCGCCTCGCCCGTGACCGTGCCCGCTGCCACCGTGGTCGAGTGGCCGTAGAGGGCGAGCGCGAGGTTGCCGCTGCTCAGTTCCTCCAGCGTGCAGGCGAACTCGCCCTTCTTGGTCTTGATGAGCTGCAGGTCGGTGAGGCGCTGGCCGGACTGCGCCTCCTGGTGTTCCAGCGTCTCCACCGACAGCGACACCTTCAGTTCCGGCACGTTGCCGACGAAGGTGAGGCCGGCGGGGTTGCCGGCCGCATCGCGCGCGCCGATGTAGACGCGCCCTTGTCCGGAGAAGTAGGCCATGGTCAGTCTCCCGTGGGGGTGGGCGTGGACGGGGCCGCGGCGGCGGGACCGTCACGGCGCGAGGGTTTGAGGGATGCGGCCGGCGCCGGGGAGTCCGGCGTGACGAGCCGGGCCGCGCCCTGGGCGATCAGCCAGCGGGCGCTGGCCTCGGGCAGGTCCAGCCGCGCGCCGGCGCTCAAGCGCCGACCGGCGTGGGTGTGGGCTTGGAGCAGTTCGATGTGCATTGGATGGGTCATCCCGTGGTCGTGAGGTCGGTCAGCGTGGTGCGGTAGCGGATCTCGTAGCGCGCCGGCAGCGTCACCGTGCCGGCATCGAGGTCGTCGGCGTCCCAGTCGGCGTCGAGCTCGCGCACCGCGAGCGCCAGGCCGCCCAGGTTCGGGTCCGCGAGCACGGCGGCGTGGGCGGCGACGATCAGCCGGTCGGCCGCGTCGAAGGCGTCCGCGCCGCGCGCGAGCGCGACCAGGCGCACGGTGAGCGCCCGGTCCACCAGCCGGTTGGCATGCGCGGTGAGGGCGTCGCCCTCGACGAAGACGAGCAGTGCCGGGCCGGCCTCGCGGGGCAGCGGTGTGGCCGGCTGGCGCAGCACGGGCGCCGGGGCCAGGGCCGCCGTGAGCCGATCGATCAGGATGCGCAGCAGGCGCTCGCGCACCGAGTTCATGGCAGCCTCGCAAGCTGGGCCCGGCACTCGCGGCCGTCGCCGAGCGCTCGCACCTCGCGCACGCGGTAGGGCTCGCCGGCGATGGTGACCACGTCGCCCGGTGCGAGCGCCAGGCGCGAGGCCGCGTACTCGAGCTCGAAGTCGCGCGAGAGCGCCAGGCCTTCGAGCACCGTCTCGTCCGGCGCACGGAACGCACAGTGCACGGTGGTGGTGCCCACCACGACGGGCGTCAAGAGCCCCGCGCGCTCGGCGGCGTCGTACAGATCCTCCACACGGACCATCGGACAGGCACCCTCAGACGGTGAGCTTGACCAGCACGCCCGGCCGGTGGCACATCGGCAGCGGGTTGCTCTGGGTGTGCAGATCGGTGCCGCGGTCGAACTTGCGCGGCTCCTGCTTGGCGTAGAGCGGCTGGCCGAGGGTGCCCACCGTCTCGTTGAAGTCGGCCGGGGCGAAGTAGGTGGCGAAGGTGTCCACCGTGCCCAGCGGGAAGGCGTGGGCCTCGCCCGCGGCGATGAAGCGGCGCGCGTTGCCGTGGGCGTCGGTCGCCTGGCCGCGGTACTCCTCGAAGGTGATGCCGGCGAAGACGAAGCCGGCGCGCACGTCGTTGATCAGGATCGCGCCCTGTTGCCACTGCGCATAGGCCTCCTTGACCGACTTGTGGCCGGTGAGCGCCCGGAAGAACTCGGGCGAGCACAGGACGTGCACGCCGGTCATGAACTCGCCCTTGAGGTTCTCCTCGATGTGGGCCAGCACCTCGTAGCAGTGGCCCTTGACGTCGCTCGCGGCATTGGCCAGATCGAAGGCGATGGTGGTCTGCCTGAGATCGAACTCGTCGAACAGGTCGTAGATCGTGCTGCCGTCGGCGTCCAGGATCTGGCCCTTGAGCGCCCCCATGCGCAGGTGTTCGAGGGTGATCGCGTGCTTGTTGCGCATGGTCTCCAGGTGCCGCGCCAGCACGCCCGCGACGGCCTCAACTTCCGTCTCCGAGCCGAAGGCGCGGATGCCCTGGACCTCCTCGGGCAGCACCACGTCGTCGTGCGGGATGTGCGGGATGACGAAGGAGCGCAGCCGGCGCTGGCCGCGTTCGCCCACCGTGCCCGGCGAGCCGGGCGGCCGGGTGGGCAGCAGGTTCAGGCGCCCGGCGTACTCCTCGATCACGACCTGGCGCGTGCGCACGGGCTTGGCCGGAAACAGGTTCAAGGCTTCCAGCCGCCCGTAGCGGTTGGGGATGAGGTTGATGGCGGCGGTCAGGCTCGCCATCGAGAAGCCGGGGGAATCGAAGGGGTTGAGCATCGGGAGACTCCAGAAACGACGAACCCGCCGAATGGCGGGTCGTCCGAGGTGTGGGGAGGGGCGGAATCAGGCGCTGTCGCGCACCACGATGCCGCGCGCTTCGAGCTGTGCGATCGCAGCGAGCTGCTGCGCGGTGGTGATCCCCGCGGGCCAGACCAGTGCGTTTCGCGCGACGATGGCGTGGCGGGCGATCAAGATCGCGTCCTCCCGGTCGATCAGCGTCGCATCGACGGCCAGCGCGAGCACGCCCACGGCGACTTCGCTGCCGTCGCCGGCCGCGGGGTCGAGGGCCTTGAGCTTGCTTGTGGCCGTGACGCGGCCGACCACGGCGCCGAGCGGGAGGTTCTGCCCGGCCGCCACGGTCGCCTGGTCGCGCGAGTACAGGTTCGGCGCCTCGTACTTCAGCAGGTCGCCGAGGTTGGGGGCTTGGGTGAGCGTGGGCATGGCTTACTCCGCGGCAAGGGGTTCTCGACGGACGAGCTTCTTCACGGCGGCGACCACGGGCGAGGCGGCCGGATCGGCGCCGGGGGCGGCCCAGTCCTGGGGCGCGTGGGTCGAGCGCACGGCCGACTCCATGCTGTGGGTGGCGCGCGCCTCGATCAGGGCGCGGCGCACCTCGGCTTCGGTGCGGCCGGCGGCAATGAACTCGGCGGCGCGCTCGGGGCAGCCGGCGATCAGGCACAGTTGCGCGATCGCTTGCGCGGACTGCGCCACTTCGCGGCGGGCCTCGGCCACCAGGGTGGCGGCCTCATCCACGCCGAGCGTTTCGGACGGGGTATCGGTCATGGTGGGGGTTCCTCGGAAAACGGTCGCCTTCCCGGTCGGGGCCTGGCGCGGCGGGGAAGACGGACGCCGCGCGGCAGAAAGATGTCGGTCGAACTCGGCGAGCACCGCGGCCAGCGTCGCCACGCCATCGGCCAGCCCGGCTCGAGCAGCCTGCGGGCCGAAGAAGAGCGCGGCCTCGGTCGCGCGCACCGCGTCCTCGTCGAGGCCGCGCATCGCCGCCACGTGTGCGACGAAGAGCGCGTGCAGCCGGTCCACCTCGGCCTGCAGCGCCGCGCGGGCGGCATCGTGGAGCGGCTCGTGCGGCGAGTAGTCGTTCTTGCGCTCGCCCGCGGTGATCGCGGTGTAGCGCAAGCCGTCCCGGGCGTCCTTGACCGACTGGTCGACGTGCAGCGCGATCACGCCGATCGAGCCCACGCCGCCGGTCTCGGTGACGAAGAGCCGATCGGCGGCGCAGCCGATGGCGTAGGCCGCGGAGAAGGCGGCGTCGTTGGCCACGGCCCAGACGGGCTTCACGGCGGCCGCCTCGCGCACGCGGCGGGCGAGTTCGAAGCAGCCGCCGGTCTCGCCGCCGGGCGAGTCGATGTCGAGCACGATGCCGGCGACCGTCGGGTCGGCCAGTGCCGCCTCCAGCCGCGCGCCGATCTCGGCGTAGCTCGTCAGCCCCGAGGCCGCCTCCAGCCCCAGCGTGCGCTTGACCAGGGTGCCGTGGATCGGCAGGACGGCGATCGAGCTTGACGCAGACGCCGCAGGGTTCGGGGCCCTCGGCAGCGGCGGCGCGAGTTCGACGTCCGGCGCGGCCAGATGCAAGCGCTCGGAGAGCACCGCGAGGATCAGGTCGAGCTTGGCGCGCTGGACGAGCAAGGGCGTGCCAAAGAGCCGGGAGGCGAGATGGGGCAGCATCGGTGTCAGTCCTGGAGTTCGGTGTCGGGCGCAGGTGTCGGCACCGGCCTCGATGCTTGGTCGTGCCGCGGATCCGAGTCGAAGACCAGCCCCAGTTCATCGGCGCGGGCGTTGTCCGCCGCGATCTCGCGGTCGATGTCCTCGGCGTCGTAGCCGTAGGCCGAGATCGCCTCCGAGCGGCTCATCAGCCCGGCGCGGATCGCGAGCTTGAGCGCGTTGAACTCCTTGAGCGGATCGACCCACTGCCAGCCCTGCGGGATCCACTTGGCGGCCTGGTACGCGCGCCGGCGGCGGGCGTAGCCGGGGAGGCTCAGCGCCCCTTCGAGCACGGCCTGCTCCATCCAGGCGCGCCACACCGGGCGACAGAGCTGGTGCACGATCACCCCGTGCTGGATGGCCTCGCAGCGGCGGCGGAACTCCAGCAGCCCGGCGCGGATGCTGGAGTAGTTCACCTGGGTGAGATCGCCGGTGAGCATCTCGTAGGTGATGCCCATGGCGGCGGCCACGGCGCGGAACTGCTGGCGCATGAACTCGCCGTAGCTCGAGCCCACGTCGGCCGGCGCCGAGAACTTGATGTCCTCGCCCGGCTCCAGGATCTGCAAGGTGCCGGGTTCCAGCCCGGCGAGCGCCGCGCCCTGGGCGTCCGGCAGCCCTTCGCCCATCAGGGTGTCCTCGGGGGCGAGCCGCGTGATGAAGCCGGCGAACATCGCCGCGGTCTTCTTGCGTACCAGTTCCGCGTCGTCGTACTGGTCGAGTTCGTGCAGCTTCACCAGGGCGCGGGCGAGCCACGGCTCGCCGCGGATCTGCCCCGGGCGCAGCGGGCGGAACAGGTGGATGACCTCGTTCGCCGGCACGCGCACGGTGTCGAGACCTCCCGCGGAGGTACCCGTGCCCGACATCGGCGCCAGGCTCCCGTCGCCCGGATGCGAGCGGGTCAGGTGATAGGCCACGCGCCGCCCGAGCCGGTCGAACTCGATGCCGGCGCGGATGACGTGGCCCGAGGGCAGGTCGCGGTTGAGCGTCGTCGGCAGGTGCTCGGGCTCCAGCACCTGCAGTTGCAGGCCGACCGCGAGGCCGTCCTCCGGGCGGCGCCAGCGCAGGCGCACCAGCGCCTCGCCGCCTTCCAGCATCGCGCGGCAGGCGAGCGCCTGCAGGCCGTAGAAGTCGGTGAGTCCTGCGGCGTCGGCCTCCTCCACCCAGTCCCACCATAACGCGTGGATGGCCTCGCGCACGGCCGCATCAGTCACCATGCTCTGCGGCTTGATGCCGGTGCCGATGGCATTGGCCACGAAGGCTTCGATGCCCGCGGCCGCCCAGGCGTTGCGCCGGGCGAGATCGCGGCTCTTGGCGCGCAGTTCGTTCTGCGTGAAAGCCAGCGCCGCGACCGCCCCGGGATTGCCGACCTGCCAGGCGACGGCCCGGCGGCCGCCGCCCACGCCGTCGTAGGTCGGGCTCGCACCGAAGATGCGGCGCTTGAGACCGCTCCACCAGCTCACGCGTAGCTCCACAGGGTCGGACGCGGACGGTCCGTCGTGGCGTCCAAGTCGTCCAGATGGATGAAACGCCGCAGTCCCCGCTGCTGCACCCCGATGCCGGTAAAGCCGTGGGCCACCGCGAGCACGACGAGATCGAGGGCATCGCGACCGTGCACGGCCACGTCGCAGGCCCGCCCCAGGGTGTGGGCGCCGCTGCTCGTCTTGGCCGCCTCGGCCGGGTGGGTCGGATCGCGGTAACCGCTGGTGATCACCATCGAGCGGCCATAGGCGCTGCGCAGCCGCTGCAGCCGCTCCATAAACCCCGGATCCATGCGCAGCCGCCCAGTGTGCCGGCAGCGAAACTCCTCGGGACGAAAGTTGGGATAGCGGCGCCAGTCGAGCGCGCTTTGCGTCGTCTCACGCATGATGAACCCTCAGGTCGCTTTGCGGGTATGAATCCGGATCTGCCGCGGCGCGCTGGGCCACAGCCCCGTGGCCACGGCCTGTTCGTGCAGGTCACGCTTGACCGCTCGGATGGCGGCTTGCAACTCCTCGATCGAGCGGTACTCGACCGTCTTGTCGCCGAAGCTCACGCGCTTCTCGCCCTTGGCGAGCGCGGCTTGCAGGGCCTCGAGGTCGGCTTGGGTGTAGGCCATCAGCGGTAGACCACGAGGTCGATCTCGGGGGAGTCGGCGAAGGACGCGGCGGTGGTCGCGCAGCCCACATCGACGTGCGTCGGCGTCTTCTCGTCGGCGGTCGCGCGCACGATCAGCAGCCGCTGCGTGCCCGTGTTGGTGTTGCTGCGGGCGACGCCCACCCAGGCATAGTTCGCGTCCGGCAGCGGGCTGGCGAAGTGCACGCGGTAGCGCCCTGCGGCCAGCCGCGTGACCGAGGCGACGTTGTGCGCAGCGCGCACGACGACCTGGTTGCCGACATAGCCGAAACACACCCAGGCCCGCGCCAGACCCGGGTGGTCGGCGCCGACCTTGACCTCCCGCCCGATGCGGCCGGCCAAGGCGCCGATGCGCGAGGCCAGGCTCATCAGACCAGGGCCCCTTCGAAGATCGCGACGAAGTCGGTGTCGGTGTCGCCCACCTCAGCCGCGGCCACGGCACCGATGTTGCTGCGCGCCTGGGCCTGCTCGGTAGCCGTCAGGGTCTGCGCCGCGTCGAAGCGCACGCGGTGGTTGACCGCGGCAAGCAGCGCGTCCAGGCCGCTGGTGCCGTCCTGCAGCAGCTGCTGGATCTCCAGCAGCGTGTCGTAGGCGGCATCGGCCCCGCCCAGGATCTCGGCCTTGAGGGTGTCGAGCAGCGTGACGATCTTGTGCGAGGAGTAGGTGCTGCTCGTGGCGACCTGGGTGTCGTCGATCGCCCCCGAGGCCTGCACCGCGGCCTTCAGTTCGTTGATGGCCGCCACCAGGCTGGACTTGTCGGTGGTGGTGAGGTTGGCGAGATTGCCGGCCTTGGCGCGGACGTCGTTGAACTCCTGCGCGACGCGCAGGACGAGGCTTTCGATGCGGGTGGCCAGGGACATGGGTTCTCCTTCGGGGTTCGGGACGGCCGGCGTGGATCAGCGCAGCCAGGGGCTGCGGATGACACGCCGGCCGGGGTGGCGGTTCGTAGAAGTAGCGAGGCCACCGCTGGGGGTGGCCTCGGAAGGTCGTTCGATTAGCGACTCGGGCTCGCCGGCCGGCGGCAGCCCCAGTTGCCGCTCCAGTTCGCGCCAATGGCGCTCCTCGAAACGGTCCAGCCCCGCGGCACTGGCCGCGGCGCGGGCGTAGACGTAGCAGTCCAGCGCTTCGTTGCGCTCACGCACCTTCTGCCACTCCCGCACCGGAAAACCATTCCTGTCGCGGCGGGTGATCAGTTGCTCGGCGCAGAGCTGCTGGAGGAACTCGGCGTCGATCTTGGGCAGGTGGACGAATCCGGCCGGGTAGGTCACCGTCACGCCGTCGTCGGCCACCTCCGCGCTCTGGCGCAGGTGGTTGTAGAACTCGAGTTTGGCGAGCCCCACCGCGACCGCATACACCTTGATGCCCCGGCGCAGCTTCTTGCCCGCCTGCGAGACATCGACCGCCGTCGGTGTGCCGATCAGGGCTGCGCCCCCCATCGAACCCGTCCGCACGCCCTTGACCGCCATCACCCGCGCGTCGCGGCAGGCGCGCACGAAGGCGTAGGCCTCCTGTGTCGCAAAGCCGGTGTCCAGCGCCAAGCGGGCCAGCGGCATGGCCGCGCCCGAGGCATGGGTCCAGGTCTCGGCGAGCATCCCGCCCAGCGCCTTCCACACCGCATCCCGTGCGGTGTCGCCCATCAGCACCCGGTGCTCGATGAGCCAGGCCTCCTTGCCACGCCCGAAGGCCCAGACCGAGACCTCGATGCGGTCCTTCTGCACGTCGGCGCCGGCGGTGAGCAAGAGCCCGCCGGCGGGAATGGTGCCGATGGCATAGTCCTCGCGGCGCTCCAGCAGGCGTTGCCAGTCGGGCGCTTCGCCCTCCTCGACCCAGGTCTCGCCGAGCTCGGTGTTCTTGAAAGTCTTGATGGCAGCGGCCGATCCCGACTCTTTACTGACGGCGGCTTCCCACGCAGCGGCGATCTCGCACCAGGCGCGCCAGCCCAGCGGGCTGTACAGCGACGACAGATGAAACCCCGCCGTCTTGCCCGAGCCTTCCGCCGTCGCGCGCCACTCGCCGTGCTCCAGCATCCAGGTCTTGTGGTGCTCGGCGATCGCCGTCTCGCATGATTCGCACACATACGCCGCCGTCTCGGGCCGGCCCTTCTCCCAACGCAGTTGCTCGAAGCGCAGCCACTGCCGGTGCGAGCAATGCGGGCAGGGCACGAAGTAGCGCCGCTGGTCGGATGCCTCGTACTCGCGCTCGATGGCCGAGGCGCCCGCGATCGTCGGCGTCGAGACGATGAAGATCTTGCGCCGCGCAAAGGTGCGCGTGCGCGCCTCAGCGAGCGAGATCGCATCGCCCTCCCCCTCGACGTCGAGCGGGTAGGCGTCCACCTCGTCGAGAAAGAGATAGCGCACCGGCATCGAGCGCAGGCCCACCGCGCTGTTCGCGCCGGTCATCACCAGCACGCCGCCACGAAACTCCTTGGCGAGGATGGTGTTGCCCGAGTCGCGCGAACGCGCCGGAGCGATGAGTTCGCAGAGCACCGGCGACTCCTCGATCAGCGGGTCGATGCGCTGCTTGGAGTTGCGCTTGGCCATCTCCACGGTGGGCCACACGGCCATCATCGGCCCCGGCGCGTGGTGGATCACGTAGCCGATCCAGTTCGAGCCGGTCTCGGTCGCGCCCACCTGCGCGCCCTTCATGAACACCACGCGCTCGATGGGCGAGGTCGGCGACAGGCAGTCCATGATCGCCTTCAGATACGGCGTGCGGCTGGTGCGCCAGCGCCCCGGCTCGCTCGAGGCCTTGCTCGACAGCACCCGGTGACGGTCGGCCCATTCGGAGACGGTGAGCAGCGGGTCCGGCGTGAGGCCCTCGCGCCAAGCGCGCTCGATGACGTCCCAGCCCTCATAGGCGAACTCGTCCATCAATCGACCCGAACCTTGAGTTCCCCGAGCTCGGCGAGGTGCTCGCGCACGGCGGCATCCAGGGCCACGTGCAGGGTGTGGGCCTCCACGCCGAGCCGGGCCGCCATCTGCGCCGAGATCCGCGCCGGCCAGTTGAGCCAAGCGTCGCGCTCCGTACGGGCGAGCTTGAACACATGCGCGATGGCCTGGTGGCGATCGACCAGTTCGCCCTTGAGGCGGGCCAGCCGCACCTTGTTGGTCTGCGCCTTGACCACCTCGTTGACCGTGCGCGCCTGCACGAGCGTGGTGCCGCCTGCGGGCAGGCCGGTGGCGAGGTTGGGGGCCGGATCCTCCGCCACCCGCACCTTCACGGTCCGGGAGCCCGTTCCCGCCTTCGGCGGCTCGGAGTTCCGGGTCCAGTCGCGGTCGGCCCGGTCTGGGTCGATGGTGCCGTCCGCCTCGGGCGTGATGCGCCCGGTGCGGATGGCCTTGTGCACGGCGGTGTCCGATACCCCACGGTGGCGGGCGTAGGCGCGAATCGAGATGCCCATGGCCCTCTTCGATCAAGTCATCGTCAGTTCTTGCCCAACACCCGCAGAAAACGCTTGGCTTCACGGGCGAGAAGCGCGTTCATCACGTCACCCCGAACCACCCGACCGAAAGGACGCCCGATGAACCCCCACATCCCCGACCTTCTCGCCACCAAGCTCGCCGAGGCCGCCCTGACCGTGCTGGTGCGCACTTGCCGCAAGGAGGTGGCCGCCGCCAGCCGCGACGAGCTCGAAGCCGCCTGCGCCGCGATGCGCGCCAAGGCCCGGCCGGTCATCGACCGCTTGTTTGACGACGCAAGGGCTGCGCCCTGGGTCGGCGAGATGGCCTTCCACGCCGCCGCGCTCGAACTGGCGCAGGCCGGCATCGCGGTGTTGCGCAAGGTCTGACGAGCAATGCGAAGCCAAGCAAGAACGCTTGGCTTCTCACGCGAACAGCGCGTTCATCACCTCACCCGATCACCACGCACCAAGGAGCAGACCATGACCCTGCGCATCCGCCAACCCCAGGTCACCGACACCAACGGCAACGCCCTCGGCACCCGCCTGATCCGAATCGAGTTCGACGAGCAAGGCCCAACGACCGTGATGCACGACGGCCAGCGTTACGACTTCACCGGCAAGACCGGCACCCACCTCAAAACCGGCTTGGCGGTGCGCGAGATGGCCACCGCGCGCGATGCGCGCCTGTGGATCAGCCTCGATGGCGAGCACCTCTGGGAAGACTGACTCGCGCCGATCCATCCCTATCCAGGAGCAGACCATGAGCACCATCACCCTGACCCCCGCCCAGCACGCGATCCTGGCCCATGCGCTCGAGCACAGCGACGGCCGAATCGACTGGTTCCCCGAGCACATCCAAGGCGGTGCCCGCCGCAAGGTGCTCGACGGCCTGGCCAACCGCGCCCTGATCGCCCGCCAGGGCGAGGTCTGGGTCGTTGCCGACGCAGGCTACGAGGCCTTGGGCGTGCCGCGCCCGGGTGCCCGCACCGCCCAGCGCCAGTCCTTCGTTGCGAAACTCGATGCGGTGATCGCCCAGGCCGAGCAGGCGCAGACGGCGCGCGACGAGGCCGACCTGGAGGCGGCGGTGAACGCCGCCGAAGCGGCCTGGGCGCAGGATGCGCATCGCAGCGCCGAGCCGCGCCGCCCCCGCGCCCACAGCAAGCAGGCGCAGGTGATCGCGATGCTGCAGCGTCCCGAAGGCGCCACCCTCCGCCAGATCATGGACAGCACCGGCTGGCAGGCGCACACGGTGCGCGGCACCTTGGCCGGGGCGCTGAAGAAGAAACTGGGCCTGACGATCGTCTCCGAGAAATCCCCGGGCGGCGAGCGCGTCTACCGGATTCGCTGACTGTCAAAGGCGCGGCCTAAAGCCGCGCCGTTTCCCAAAGGAATCAATCAACGATCTGATGCTTGGCTTCTCGATCGAACAGCGCGTTCATACGGGTGTCGCCACCCCAACCCGCAGGAGCAACCCATGACCACGACCCAGCCCATCCCCGCCACCCGCAACGACGCCTGGGGCTTTTACGGCACGATGAACGAACACGCCGACGCCGCCTGGCCCATCACGATGACCACGATCTCGCAGGCCACCGGCCAGACCCTGGAGGCAGTGCGAGCCTTCCTCGACAGCCGTCACGGCCGCCACTTCGCGGACGAAGTGCTCCCCCACCTGCATGCGGGCCAGACCCTCCACGACGCGATCGACGCCGCCACCCGGCAGTGGATGGGATGGACCATCGGCCGCCAGACCAGCAAGGACTACGGCATCCCGCGCGGGCTGCCTTATCTGACCGGGTTCGTGATTCACTGCGCGATCGCCGACGAGTCGCTCGCCGCCTGATCGAAGGCCAGGCCATCCGCCTCGCGGGTGGCTTGCTGGCCCGTCCAGTCCTGCCAGCGCCGCACGATCACGTCCGCATACTTCGGGTCGAGCTCGATCAGCCGCGCCACGCGCCCGGCCTTCTCGGCGGCGATCAAGGTCGTGCCCGAGCCGCCGAAGGGGTCGAGCACCACGTCGCCGGGGCGGCTGGAGTTGCGGATGGCCCGCTCGACCAGATCCACCGGCTTCATGGTCGGGTGCAGATCGTTCTTCGCTGGCTTCTTGATCTGCCAGACGTCGCCCTGGTCGCGGTCGCCGCACCAGTGGCGCGTCGCGCCTTCGGGCCAGCCGTAGAGGATCGGCTCGTACTGGCGCTGGTAGTCCGAGCGGCCCAGCGTGAAGGTGTTCTTGGCCCAGATGATGAAGGTCGACCAGTGCCCGCCGGCGGCGCGGAAGGCCGCTTGCAGCGTGTCCAGTTCGCTGGAGGACATGGCGACGTAGATCGCGCCTCGGGTGTGCGCCATGATCAGCGCCAGCGCATCAAAGAGGAAATCGTAGAAGCCTTCGCCCAGCGCATCGTTGAGGATGGGGCGGTGTTTGCCGCGCAGCTTGTCCTTCGCGCTGTTGGCGTAGTTCACGTTGTAGGGCGGATCGGTGAAGACCATGTCCGCCCGCTCGCCGTCCGGAAACAGGCGCGCGTAGGCCTCGGCGGTGGTCGCGTCGCCGCAGACCAGGCGGTGCGGCCCGAGCCGCCAGACGTCGCCCGGCCGAGACACCGGCTCTTCCGGCATCTCCGGGATGGCATCGTCCTCCGTCCGGCCCTCGATCTGTGGTTCCTCATCGGCCAGCAGTTCTGCCAGTGCATCGGCGTCGAATCCGGTGAGATCGAGATCGAAGCCATCGTCCTGCAGCGCCTCCAGTTCGATGCGCAGCAGGGCATCGTCCCAGGTCGCGAGTTCCGCGAGCCGGTTGTCCGCGAGCACCAGGGCGCGGCGCTGGGTCGGCGTGAGGTGATCGAGCACGACCACCGGCACTGTGGGCAGGCCCAGCTTGCGCGCGGCGGCAAGCCGCCCATGGCCCGCGACCAGCACACCGTCGGCGCCGGTGAGAATGGGATTGACGAAGCCGAACTCCGCGATGGAGGCCGCGATCTGGGCGATCTGCTCGTCCGAGTGCTGGCGGGCGTTGCGCACGTAGGGCAGCAGCTTGTCGATCGGCCAGTGCTCGATGCGATCGGCCAGCCAGCTCATGCAGTGACCTCCGCCGTCTCGCCCAGCCGCTCGGCGGCGACTTCGGCGAAGGTCCGGCCGCTGCCCTCCAGCACCGGCACCGTGCCCGGGTGGTGCTGCAGCCAGCGGCGCAGCGCGACGTCCACGTACTCTGGAGCGAGTTCGATGGCGCGTACCGGGCGGCCGGTGAGTTGGCCGGCCAGCAGCGTGGTGCCCGAGCCCGCGAACGGCTCGAAGACGATCTCGCCCGCGTCGGTGTAGGCCTCGATGAAGAACTTCGGCAGGCCCAGCGGGAACACCGCCGGATGATCGATGCCTTCACCGATGCGGCCGCGCTGGCGCGTCACCTCGACGACCGAGTCTGGGATGCGGAACTCCTGCGTGGGCTGTCCGGCATGGTTCCAGGCGCCGACCTTGCCGTCCTTGCCGCGCATCGCGGTGGACGAACCGTCGGCGCGCAGGTGCGTCTCGTGCCCGGCCCACTTGCAGGGCACGGTCTTGTTCGGCTTGCGCGAGCGTCGGTTGAAGTGGAAGACGAACTCGTGCCGGGGCGCCAGCCGCCCGGCCCAGTCGCCGGGCACGGTCACCGACTGGTCCCACACGTACCAGCCAAAGCGCCGCCAGCCTTGAGTGCGCATCCATGCGATCCAGCCGTCCCAGTACGGCTGCCACTCGTTGTCGCGATGCACGAGCCCGAGGTTGACCAGGATTTGCGCGTCCTCGCGCAGTGCCGCGCGGGCAGCGCCGAACACGCCCTGCATCAACGCGTCCCAGTCCGCGATGCCGCCGGTGGTGTAGTCGCGCTGGTTGGCATACGGTGGGCTGGTGAAGAGCAGGTGCGCCCGCTCGCCCTCGAGGAGGCGCGCGACGGCGGCCGCGTCGCTGCTGTCGGCGCAGAGCAGTCGGTGTTCACCGATCAGCCACAGATCGCGGGGGCGTGTGACCGCCACCGCGGGCGGTGTGACGTCGTCCTCGTCCGGGTCGCGGACCAAAGCGCTCGTGTCCTCTTCGGCGGACGGTTCCGTCTTCTCGATGGCGTCGAGCAGGCCTTCGATCTCGGAGGCCGAGAAGCCGGTCAGGTCCAGATCGAAGCCGGCGTCGGCCAGTTCGGCGAACTCCAGCGCCAACATCGCCTGGTCCCAGCCGGCATCGAGCGCGAGCCGGTTGTCGGCGATCACGTAGGCGCGCTTCTGCGCAGGCGTCAGGTGCGCGAGCTCGATCACCGGCACTTCGGCGAGCCCCAGCTTGCGTGCGGCCAGCAGCCGGCCGTGACCGGCGATCACACCGTGCTCGCCATCGACCAGGATCGGGTTGGTCCAGCCGAACTCGGCGATGCTGGCGGCGATGCGCGCGATCTGCTCGTCGCTGTGCGTGCGCGGATTGCGGGCGTAGGGGATCAGCGTCTCGACCTTGCGGTACGTGACGGCGAGCGTGTCCAGAATCGGTGCCTCGGAAACGAAGAAGCCCGCCGACGGCGGACCGTGGGCGGGCTGGGAGTGTCGGGGAGAAGGTCTCGGGCTGGAGGGCTGCAAACCGCAAACCCTGCAAACCTCGGTTTGCACCCTGACGCTATCGAAGCGCCGCGCTCGCGCCCCCCGCATGGCTGGGTCGCCAGGAAGGACCCGTGAATGGCTGGGCGGCTTCCTCGACCGACGCCGCTGTCCAGACCTTAGCCGAAATGCTACCCCCAAACGGGCGGATCTGTTGCAGTGGCGAAAGCCGCATTTCGCCGCCGATGCGCGCGGATGCGCGACCGCACCCGCCAAATCACGCCAAAACACGCAGGCGCGGTGGCCTGCGCTCGTGCCCCGCGACTTCAGAGCACGGCCTCCAGCCCCTTGCGTTCGATGAGGTCGAGCAGCTTCTGCGAGGGACCACTGGGCTTCTTGTCGCCCACTTCCCACTTGCGCACGGTCGAGACGCTGGTGTTGAGGACCGATGCCAGCACGGCCTGACTCAAGTGCAGGCGTTCGCGCAAGGCGCGCAC